CGCTGGGCCATTGGGCATAAAGTCTATTAACATCGTTGCGTCTCCTCTAAGACCTTCTAAGTTTTAAAACCCCTTACCCTGTAAGGGGGTTTTAAAACAAGAAGGTCTAAAAAAAGCCCCGAAGGGCTTTGATTAGTAGTAACCTTCACGAACTTTGTGAAGGACATTAAAGATCTCAGACTCAGTAAAGTGTAAGTCTCTCAGCTTCTGAGCCAACCCCGAATAATCAGGGTTGGGTTTGATGTAAATATAAAGCTGAACAAGAGATTCAATGTCAACTTTCTCAGGCCGCGATACGGAAGACATCAGATGTACATACCTTCCGAACAACATCTGAACGCTTCTGCCTCACTGAAGCAATGTTAGACTCAGACTTTTTGGTAGCCGCTGGAGCATGAGTAGACCAATCAGTTAGGGTATTGTATACAGCCCACTGGTTGTAGCCCATTTTGTTAGAGTATTGTTTCCAAGCCGTGACCAAGTAAGTCAATGTGCTGTTCATTCGCGGCAGACTATCAAACACTGCTGACCAAGATGCACCGCTTTCATTAACTGCGGCACGTACTAAGTCAAGACAACCAGCGGCCTCTGCAAAAGTAAACATCACTTGCTTTTGGGTTACTTGAGTTTGATACATCTGCGCCCAAAGCTCACGCTCTTTGTCAAAGATATCTATCGACTTGCTGATAGATCTTGCCGCCGCATTGATATCAAGATTCTTTGTGTGTCGAGCCTTGAATAAACCAGCCTCGCCCCTGACAAATACTTGACCATTGAAGCAAGCAGATTGTCGAGCACCAACAGACAACAAGAAAGAGAAAGTACTATTGAGAGAGGTAATACCCAAGAACGTAAGCTCTGCTGTGTCGCCATCAGGTGTAACAAAGCTATGCTCTGGTAGTCTATACTTAACAAACGTAGCCGCACCATTGTGACTGCACTCAATAGTTTCAGTGATGCCGTCAGTGTTTAGATCACTACGCATAATGATTGCACGTTGAGTATCAATCAATTCGCGGGGTGCGACAGGCTTGTAGTTTTTACCGTGAACACCAAGCTCGTCCATAGTATCTGTACGAACTACTGCAACTTTTGATGAGTCATACCACTGATCGGTATCATCATTAAAGTAAAGCAATGGTCGGGTTGCCACAGGAAAATCAGCAACACCATAGCCTTTGCCAGCAAAAGGATCTGCTGGGCGCTCAGTACCAAAGATAGAAATTACATCTGACATAATATGTCTCCAGTTAGTTAAAGGTTTACCACATCTTGAAGATAGCTGTAATGCACTTGGGATACATGAAAGCCATCCTCAAATCTTTTGGACTTGGTAGCAAGTGTATTGCACCAAGTGTTCCATAACTTTTCTGTACCAATGTCGTGACATATAGAAATATAATTCATAACACGACGATTCTTTATAGCTTTAGATTTTACAGACTTAGATAATTTTAAATCTTTCATGGGGATACTGTACATCCGTAGGTTGTGAATGTCAATGCACCCCACCAATCCTGCGGATAATTGACAAACAAAGCCAGCCTTTGCCATACCTAACCCATCAATCTGCAAGAATACATTCATCAATGACAGGGCTTTGTCATCATCAGATTTGTTTGAATTAAGAACTGCAAGGTATTGAGAATAAATAAATTCTTTGCGGGACATGAGAGACTTGTAAGTTTTGGCCTTGTTACCCCAGATAAATCTGGAGTTGATGCCATTTAATTTTACGTCTTTGAGTTGATTACCAACAGCATACCACGGCTGTTGAATACTCAACACGACCATAAGTATTACATCAGCAAGGTTAGAACTAGATAGTTTTGAGTAATTTTGTACTGCTCTCGCATGAATATTGTACATAATAAACCCTCAAAAAAAGGGGGCCGAAGCCCCCGTGTATTTAATATGCTATTTCTTTGGTTACTTCTTCATCAGTTTTACGAGCCTCTGCAAGTTCTGCCTCAAGCTCTTTAATTCTATCAAGCTGATTAGATACTGTAAGTGCCAATAAATCTAACTTAGTAGCAACAGTCTCTTGATATAATTCCATAATCTGCTCGACCGTCATGTATCCCTGCATAAACTTTGCGGGATCAACCTTGCCCTCATCAAAACAGTAGTCAATAATTTCTTCCATGCTGTAGCCGTTTTCTCCAGCAGTATCTATAACGTCTGCTAAATTATCAAACCCGATATCATAACTACCATCGTGATCGTTAATATCTACTTCCGTTTCTACAGTAATGTAACCAGTAGCGTATGCCATAATGTTTTCTCCTTAAGAAACTTTAGAAATTTTACCATCAACCATTGTGACCTTGGCGAAAAACTCGCGCCCGATCCCTGTTATATGAGGCCGATTGGCCCCGACCAACACACCATCTGCCCGATACTCTGGGCCGAACACACTCGTTTCAATGTACTGCAACTCGTTGCCGATGTTCTCTTTCAATACTTTTTTGCTGGGGTACACGAATACAATCATATCAATCTCCGTTGTCGTCGTCGGTGGTGGGGGGCTTCTTAAGTCTTTAAAACCCCTTACCCTGTAAGGGGGTTTTAAAGACGTAGAAGCCCACTCTAATTTAATCTTTCAAGCCGCCAGTTATCTTTGCCAGTATCTTCTGGTGCATCATCATACTTGGCAACCCGCTGTAGTTCTGTTACTTCAGGAGTAAGATCCCAAGAGATATCCCAATAACCTTTTTCTTGTATCTTATTTTTCATGTTGATAAACATTATTAACTCCATTTTATCTGTTGGAGTTTCAGCAAATTTAGAGTAGTGTGAAATGCTCCGTTCAATCCACGCACAATCCCAACTACTTTTATATTCATGGTCTTCATTGCCATAGCGCAAACAAAATTCGTTTTTATCTCCAAGGCTATGTCTGTAATACCAAACATCATAGGACTCAACAGGGCCAGTAATACTAAATAAATAATCTTCTTCAGGGTGATTACATTCATTTTTCCACAGCATAATATCCTCCAAAGTGTATAGTGGGCTTTCTCCTGTTAGCTATTTGGCGGGGTTCTGGCGCTACCCAACCCACTATACGTCCCGCAAAAAAAGAGGGAGCCGAAGCTCCCTAAAGTCCCCCACAATTAGCAGAGTTTTAACAGACAGAAATCACCATCATTGTTAATTTTGTAGAAGCTGTATCGCCCCTTGAGATGGTTTGCCGCCGCCGCTTGAGTTCTTTGGCGATCAGCATATGGTACAACAAACCACTCTAGTGGTTGCATTCGCTCAAACCTTTCTCGCCAAGGGGAGCGCCGACCACGAGTATTAATTGGTTGGGGAGCAGTACCTCTTTGAACAACATGATAGCTTGTATTACTTTCAGAATCTGTATAACGCATAACAATTTCTCCGTATAAAATTTAGGGTGAGTGGTTGACTTGTAAGCTGGAGCAATAGCCTACCATCTTTAAAGCATAGCGCCAACCAAACTATGCCTCACCCAAGTCCGTTTGGGTTAAACTGATAATATAATTACAGCAACGACTGTAAAAACATAAGAACCAAACAACAATAAATTTCTTGTTTCTTTGTACTTAACTTCATTAGTATTCATTACAAGATTCCTTTTTAAAAGTTAAAAAAAACCCCGCCGAAGCGGGGTTATAAAGATTACTTACGAATAGTAATCAGCTTTTTAAACTGAGCAGGAACTCGCTTGGCTTTGAAAAACTTTTGAGCCTCGCCGTGAGTCATTAAAGTATCTTGTTCGTTATAGAACTTGTACAAGATAGCTTTGAACATACGAGTTGCCATGTATGTTTGTGACTTGTCACCTTTGGTATGCAATTGAGCAAAGTGATATGCAACACCATTGAATTGGCGATAAGAAGCTGGCTTGTTGGGGTCGAGAGTAGAATAATCGAACTGAGACATAAGCACCTCCAAGTGCAATGAAGTTTAGGTTGGTTGCTAAAGAGCAGAGAACCGGCTGGCAGTCCTCTAAGGGCTTCTAAGTTTTAAAACCCCTTACCCTGTAAGGGGGTTTTAAAACTAAGAATCCCTAAAGCCGTCGAGGGTAGCAACACCAAATGTAGCGCCACCCTTCTTAGAAAAGGTACTGTAGTGCAAAAACTTTGTAGGGTTTGCATCAATAATATCTTCAACAAAATCATCTACAGTAGCATCAAATGCAAGTACCGTAGTATTTGTAAAAAACTCTGGTGTTAAACCACTGTCGGTCAACTCGTAAATTATTACGGTATCTACCATTTCCTCAGTCATTTAAATATCCTCGTTATCACCACAACA